TCCTGGACGGTGCGCAGCGTGCGGTTGGCTTTGTCCTCGTCCTGATGATCACGCCATCCACAGCCGAACCCATCCCGGATCTCCACCCACTCGGTGCCCAGCTCGTCCAGGGCGGTTCGGGCGGCCGCCGTGTTCGCCGTGGTGACGGCCTGCCAGGTGACCGCCGCGCGCGCCCACGCGTCCACCGGGTGCCGAGCGTTGTTGGCGTACACGACCGTGTCCAGCGGATGGTCGCGGCGGAGCTGGGTGACGTCGAACCGGGCGGCGGTGCCACGGGCGGCGTCCTGCGCAGCGCGGAGGAACGCGCGGGCCCGGCGGAGGGCTTCGCCTATGCGGGCGGTCAGGTCGGCGTAGTACTGCGCCGACGCCGCCGTGACCGCGGCCTGGTGGCGGGCGGTCCACGTGAAGCGGTCGAGGCGCCGGTCGGCGTTCTCCAGCATCTGCCAGGCACCCTCCCGGTAGATGAGGGGCAAGTCGGCGGACGCCCATCGTTCGGCGAAGGCGCCGGCCGCCCGTGCGAACGCGCCCAGGGAAGTGTTGAAGGCGGCGATGGCTGTGCGGAGGGCGCGGCCGCCGCCAGACGTCCTGCCGGGCCGGATCCGCGCGAGGGCGTTGAGAAGTCGGGTCTGGGCGATGCTGAGGATGGACCACGCTGCGCGGAGCCGGTTGGTGGCGTCGGTGATGTAGGAGAGGAGACGCTGGCGGAGGGTACGGCCACGGCGCCGGACGGGGGTAGTCATCGGCGGGGCCGTTCCACGAGCCGAAAGACGCCCACCTGCCCGGCTGACCCCGCCTCTTCCGGGTCGTCGGGTGCGGGCGGCTGACCGGACTCCAGAAGTGCGATCTTGCGTTCGAGTGCCTTGATGTTCTCGCCGAATCCGAGGCCGACGACGCCTGTGACGTTCAGGGTGGTGGGCTGCTGAAGCAGGGCAGCATGGCGTTCGTTGAGGACTTCGAGGGCTACGGCACGGGCAGATCCTAGGCGGCTGTACCGGGTTTCCAGGTCTGCGACGGGTGTGTCGGGTCCGAGCTGGGAGAGGAGCCAGGCTTGCACGCTGGCGGTGAGTGCCATGGCTGGTGTCCTCCAGGGGCTGGGTGTGGGAAGGGGTGGTGCGGGTGCGGGCCCGCCTGTTGGCGCCCCCACCACAGGGGCGGGCCCGCACTCCGCTAGTCGCCGCTGTTGCCCTCGTCAGCGGCGCCCCGGCCCCGGGCCGGCTTGCTGGCCGCGGTCCTGCGTGCGGCGGTCTTCTTGGCCGTGGGAGCGGCCTGGTCGTCACCGGCGTCGGAGGTGGCGCCAGAGGCGTCGTCCTGGCCGCCGCCGGTAGGGTCCGGGCCGGCGGTCTGCAGGCCGTCCGGCCTCTCCTCCTGCTTCTTCGGCAGGCGGGGCAGCTTCCCCTCGACCCAGGCGGCCGGGTTCGTCACCAGAGCGGCCAGCCTGGGTTCCGGGCTGGTGCCCGGAGCCAGTTCGACCGTCTGGTGGGTTTCCGGATCCGTCACGTACACCGTGGCGCGGAGCTGGGCGGCCATGGGCTACCACACCGTCGCGGCGATGTGGATGTCCGGCGTGTACACGACGGGCAGCGCGGCCGCGGCGCCCTTCGACCAGACCTGGACCGGGTCGTCCTGGTAGCCGGAGGTGACGATGATGCCGGGCGCCTCTTCCCGGTCGATGGCCGGGTTGCCGCCGGAGGAGAGGACGATGCCTTCCGCGGTCAGCCCGTACTGGGTTTCGCCCATCTGCCGGGCGTCCGGGGGCAGCAGGAAGAACATGTTCTCGGGGAGGACACGCTGGCTGCTGCCGTCGTCCAGGTCGATCTTGACGTCGTAGTCGACGATCGGCGGGAGGTTGTAGCGCGCGCGGACCACGTTGACGTCGGCCGGTGACAGGACGGCGGTTGGGGTGTTGCTGGGGTTGACGGACTGGTAGTACGCGGCCCGGTAGGAGTTGTTGGCCATGGCCAGCGCCATCGTCTTGTACGAGGTCATTGCCCTGGTCGGGCGGGGGGCGCCGATGGAACGCAGGTACTCGATCCACCGGAGTTCGTCCGCGAGCATGTCGGCGGCCGGGTCGGTCCAGGCGGTCGGGGCCGTCGGCATGTTCCCGGCGGGGACCTTGTGGTCGGCCTCGATGGTGAGGCGGTTCTCTCCGGTGAGGGTGAACTTGCCGTCGACCAGGACGTCACCGGCGGCCAGTTCGAGACGGGACTTGATGGACAGGACGTGCGCGGCGGCGTCGTCGTAGACGGCCTGGACGAGGTCGTCGCCGTCCATGCCGCGCTGCACGTTCTGGAGGATGGTCTCCAGTTCGCCAACGATGTACTTCTGCCCCAGGGGGAGCAGCTTGCCCTCGGTCACCCACTGGGTGATCTCGCGGGTGGCGACCTTCGTCTGGGCGTCCCACGCGCGGTAGGAAGCGGCGGCGACGCGTCGCTTCGTGCCGCGGGCCTGCCACTTGACGCTGTTCACTGTCCGTTCGGGGAGGACGGACTGGGTGAGGTAGTAGTCCGCGGGGGTCTGGATCTCGCGGACGAACGCGTTGATCTCGGTCGGGTTGAGGTCCCGCAGGAGGACTTCAAGCATGTCGTTCGGCATGTCGGTGTCTCCTGATCAGACCTTGTAGACGAACTGGGTGTTGGAGCCGGCCGGGACGTCCTTCGGGTCGAAGGCGACGGGCAGCTTGGCGACGTCGATCTGGCCGTGGACCATGAGCGGCGCTGCGGCCTTGGTGGAGCCGGGGTAGAAGCTGACCTCGGTGAAGAGGAACCCGGCGAAAACCTGGGTGCCGTCGGAGGCGGTGGCGCTACCGCCGGCGGTGGTGGTCGCCATGGTCACGCCGGGGGTGGATCCTCCGGTGAGGGAGGCGGTGGCGGTGATGGAGGAGACGTTGTCTCCGAGGTACTGGCCGCCGAAGGTGAGCGTGTAGGGTCCGCCGGCGTTTCCGGTGACCTTGATGTCGCCCGGGTTGACGTTGGACAGGGCCTCCAGGGCGCTCTGTACGGCCGCGGCGGTGGCGTTGTAGGCGATGGCCGCGGTGGTCTGCCCGTTGAACGTCAGGGTGAACGTGCCGCCCGTCGGACCGCCGGTGACGGTCGCGGTCTGAACCTCGTTGGTGACGGCGGCGTACGGCTCGAACAGGCCGGTGCTGGTGTTCTCACCGAGGGGGATGCCGGACTTTAGCTTCCGCTCGGGCTGGTACTTGGACGCCTCCGTCCAGTGGAGGTCCTCGTCGAACGCGGTGAGGTCGAGGGTGACGGTCTCGTTGGCTTCGATACCGAGCATGCTCATGAGCCACGGGCGGCCGACAGCGAGCGTCTCGGTGCTGGTGTACGGCTGGATGTCCACGCCGTAGCCCCTTTCGCGATGTACGCGGGTTTTCGTGTGAGGGCGTCTGCCTGACGCCGTCCACGGGGGTTAGGGCGTGGTCCCTTGGTCTGCGGTTGTGGTCAGGCTGCGTCGCTGGAACGCAGCCCCATGGCTTCGGCTCGCTTGCGGGCCGCGTCTCGGACGGCGTCCTTGGTGCTGGCGGGCTGGCGGGGGGCGTTGCCGCCTGCGGGTCCGCCGGAGGGGGCCGGGGGGAGGGTCTGCGGGGCGGTGGCGCCGAACAGTTCCGGGCGGCGCTTCTTCAGGGCCTCGGCTGCTGCGGAGAGGGCGGCCGCGTCGGCGTCGGGGTTGTCGCGCAGGTCCCGTTCGAGCATGGCGAGTGCGTCCTGGAGGTTCGGGGTGGTGACCTGGCCCTGGTCGTCGACTTGGTCGAGGGCGCCGAGGCGGGTGAGTGCCTGCTCTCGTGCCAGTGTGCGGCGCTCTGCCTGGATGGCGGCGCGCTCCTGCTCGGCCTTGGCCTTCTCCGCCTGGAGGGCCTGCTGCGCCTTGGTGAGTTCCTCGGTGCGCCGCTGGTCCTCGGACATCTGCGCCTGCCTGGTGGTCTCCGCTTCCTTCAGTGCCTGGGTGAGGCGGGACACGTCGGTGTTCTCGTGATCGAAGGGGATACCGGCGGCTTCGCACACCTCACGCAGAACCTTGTTTCGGCCCTTGACGTGCTCCCGGGTCATGATGCGGGAGAACTGGGCTTGGGTCATGGGCTGCCCCGTCTCCTTGTCGAGGACGTACTGGGCAGCGTCCTGCGGCAGGGCGGGTGCGGGCGGTTGCGGAGTCCGGTTGGCGAGGTCGGCCGGGGAGGGCACCGGTGCGGGCGGCTGGTTGCCGTCTCCGCCGTCGTTGTAGAAGACGGCAATGCCGGGCAGGCCGGTGTAGGGGTGGACCCAGCCGGGGGCAGCGGGGGCCGACAGGATGGGGTGCTGCGCGGGGCGACGCATCTGTACAAGTCCTCCCAGACTCGCTCGTTCTCCAGGCCCCGCGCCTAGATCCAAGTGGAGCACAGAATCTGTCACGTGTTCCCCCCGCTCCCCTGCTCCCCCACCGCAGCGTCGTCCTGACCCTGTTCAAGGGC